AAAACGCCTACAAAGCTTGCCAAGGGCGGTAAGACCAATGAGATGATGATGCAGTATGGTCGCGGTATGGCCAAAGTTAAGAATCAGGGGAAATAACATGGCCAAGATTAACAATCAACCCGCCTCTATAAACCCCGGCACACCTCCAAACCGCAGTAAAGCCGATACCGTGAATATGTCTATTGGCAACATCAGCAAAAACGCTGGTAACGAAACCACTAAGACATCCGGTATTGTCACCCGTGGTAACGGTGCGGCAACCAAAGGCACGATTGCCAGAGGCCCAATGGCATGAATTACACCGCACTCAGCGCTGCTATTCAAGCGTATACGGAGAACACGGAAGCAGATTTCGTGGCTAATATTCCCGTGTTCGTTCAGCAAGCTGAGCAGCGTATTTACAACAGCGTTCAGTTTCCGTCTATTCGTAAGAACATGACGGGCGTGGTGTCCACCACAAGTACGTACCTGTCTGCACCAGACGATTATTTGGCTACGTATTCGTTGGCGGTCATTGACGCTACTGGCAACTACGAGTACCTGTTAAACAAAGACGTTAACTTTATTCGTCAAGCGTATCCAAGCGCTAGCGATGTAGGTTTGCCAAGGTATTACGCTTTGTTTGGCCCAACAGTCAGCGGTAGCACAATCACAACTGAGTTGACGTTCATTCTGGGGCCAAAGCCAGATGCCAACTACACCGTTGAGTTGCATTACTACTATTACCCCCAGTCGATTGTCACCGCTTCAACTACATGGCTTGGTGATAACTTTGATTCTGTGCTTTTGTATGGCTCTTTGGTTGAGGCTTACACCTACATGAAGGGTGAGCAGGACATGATGGCGCTGTACAACCAGAAGTTCATGGAAGCATTAGCACTTGCAAAACGTTTGGGCGATGGTATGGAGCGTCAAGACGCTTATCGTTCTGGTCAGTTCCGTCAGAAAGTAACTTGATATGGCGATTGTCCAAACTCAAACCACTAGCTTTAAGGCGCAGTTGTATCAAGGTATTCATGACCTGACGACCGACGTTATCAAGATTGCCTTGTATACGGCTAACGCTAATTTGAATGAAGACACAACTGTGTACAGTTCAACTGATGAAGTGGCCAACACGGGCACTTACGTCGCTGGTGGGGCACAGCTAACTCCCATCACAATAGGCACGTCTGGATACACAGCTTACGTGGGCTTCCCAAACATCTCGTGGACAGGCGCAATCACAGCTAGGTGTGCTTTGATTTACAACGTCACACAGGGTAACAAGTCTGTAGCCGTGTTGGATTTTGGTTCAGACAAAACTTCTACAACCACGTTCACCATTACCATGCCAACCAACGGCCCAACCACTTCATTGATTAGGAGTTCAAATTGATTGTTACGACAACCAAAGGCGACATGGACGATTCCTTGCTTGAAAAGCGAGAAGGTTCATTAGATAATGACAACGAGTCAACCACATGGGTGGAGTATTGGTTGGATGGTGAACTTGTCCACCGTTCGGTGCACGTTCAATTGAAGAAATCGGTGGGGCTGAAAGTCGAAGCCGCATCTTTCGGTTAATTTTTTAAAGGAGCCTCATCATGGCAAATACTCAAGCAATGTGTACATCATTCATGGAAGAAATTCTAGAAGGCGTGCATAATTTCACGACCGGTACAGGCAACACTTTCAAAGCCGCGCTTTTTGTTGCCACTGCTAACACTTCTTCAAGTACAACTTTGTGCGCCAGCGTAACTGCTTATGCAACAACGGTTAATACAATTCCCGAAGTGTCAGGTACAAATTACGTAGCTGGGGGCGTAACAGTAACAAACGGCACATCGCCTTTGGCTACAAACACTTCTACTACGGCGGGCACTGCCTATTGGACTCCCAGTGCTAGTTTGACATACACAAACGTAACATTGACTACGGCATTTGATACTGTGTTGATTTACAACTCATCGGCTTCTAACAAGGCTGTTAGCGTTCATACCTTTGGTTCACAGACCGTGACTGCCGGTACGTTTACGCTGACAATGCCTGCTAACACAACATCTACTGCTCTGATCCGTTTGGCAACAACCTGATCCTCCTGTCTAGGAGGGCAGTAAATGACAACCGCATGGGGCGCAGGGGCGTGGGGCAGTAATACTTGGGGAGGTCAGCAATCTGAAATCTCCGGTGTTGTTGCGTCTGGCTCTGTAGGCTCTGCGGGTGTTAGCGTTACTGTAGCCCTAACGGGGGTTTCCGCATCGGGGGCGGTTGGGACTGCAACTGTAGCCGAGCGATCTTTAGCGTTAACAGGGGTTCAAGCCTCTGGCGCGGTTGGTACGGTTGGTGTTGAGTTTGTTTATGAAGTACCCATAACAGGGGCCTCTGCTTCTGGTGCGGTTGGCTCTGTTGTTCAATCGGCATCTGTTGCACTGACGGGTGTCTCTGCTACGGGTGAAGTTGGTACTACTGTAGTATCAACTACAGATGATGAGACGGGTGTTCTGGGTATTGGTGCAGTTGGCACAGTTGAGCCTAGTCTTTCACTTGACTTAACAGGTGTAGAGGGCACAGGCTCTGTTGGCAGTGTTGCAGTTGGCACTATATCGGTAGCGTTGACAGGTGTTCAAGCCACAGGCGCAGTTGGTACACAGACTCCGGATATTGCTCTGGCTTTGTCTGGTATTGCGGCAAGTGGCGATGTTGGCTCTGTTTCGGTTGGTACAGTTGCTGTTGCACTGACGGGTGTTGAGGCTACTGGTGAAGTTGGTGTTATTACACGCAAGTTTGTGCTTGATGGCCTTGAGGCCACTGGCTCGGTTGGTACTGCTAGTGCGGGTGTTACAGTTGCGCTGACTGGCGTGTCTGGCTCTGGACTAGTGGGTGATGATGTTCCTGTTAGATCGCTCGAATTGTCGGGTGTATCTGCAGCGGGCGCTGTTGGCACGGTGTCGATTGGCGCAAGGTTGATTGCTATTACAGGCAGTCAAGCAATGGGTAATGTTGGCAGTTTTGGCGTGTTTTATTGGTCGTTAATTGATGACAGCGAGAACGCAAACTGGCAGAATATAAACAATACGCAGTCTTCGGGCTGGACGGTAATTTCTACTTAGGAGTCAACAAATGACTACAGGCGCAACGGGACAACTAGGTTTAGCTCTTCCAGTACAGGGCGAGCTTTCCGGCACATGGGGCGATACCGTTAACAACGGTATTACGCAGTACACCAACATTGCTATTGCAGCCACACTGACGCTGACAAATGATGGCGCGGTAACTCTGGCCAATACAACAGGCGATGCCTCGGCTTCCAACATCGTATCTAGCTTGACAGGCGCGGGTACGGTTACGGCTCAGTTCGCCATCGTGCGGGTTACGGGTACGCTGACCACAACTAAAGTTGTGACGTTTGGCTCGGCAGGTTCAGCCCCATACAGTAAGACATACGTGGTGGTCAACGCTGCAACGGGCGGGTCTGTAAGCTTCACTGCATACGGTGGATCAGGCGTCACTGTTGCTGTGGGCGAGAGTGCATACGTGTATTACAACGGCACTAACATTGTAAAAGTTTCTTCAACCGTGGCTACTGGCGTTACATCTTTCCAAACGTCACTAAGCGGCTTAACCCCATCTACGGCTACAACAGGCGCAGTCACATTGGCTGGCACATTGGGTACATCTAGCGGTGGAACAAACTTAACATCATTCACATCAGGCGGTGTAGTTTACGCCTCAAGTTCTAGTGCATTGGCTACTGGCTCTGCGCTTACTTTTGATGGGACTAATAATCTAAAACTTCAAACAGGCGCTGGTGTTACATCAACATTAAATTTGAACAACAGTGACGGTAACGGAACCCTGTCTCAAATAAATTTTGGGTATACCGCAGTTCCAAATCACGGAAACATAAAGTACACGGGCGATTTTGTTTTTAGCCTTAATGCAAACGCCGAACAAATGCGCCTAACCTCGACAGGTCTGGGTATTGGGACGAGTTCGCCTAGTGCAAAACTTAATGTGTATTCAACAGCAGGCGCAATTGTTGCCAAGTTTGACAGTAACCAAAGCGGTGGTGCGCAAATCGGGTTTTATGGTTCTGGAACTATTAACGGCTATGTTGGAACAAGCGGTAATTGGCTTGGCACTTCTGCAACAGATATGGCAATTATTGCTGAAACAAGCAAATCCATTACGTTCTTTACTGGTGGCTCTGGAACAGAGCGTATGCGCCTCGACAGCGCAGGCAATCTAGGTCTTGGTGTTACACCGAGTGCTTGGGGAAACACATACAAAGCATTTCAAGCAGGAACGACAAGCGTTTTGGCGGGT